TGCTGCTCAACCCTATTAACAAATAACCTATAGTTTGCAGCTAAATCTTGAAGAGTTGCAAATTTTTGATTAATAGGAGTAAGGGGATCATCTCCTTGTTTAAGATCAGGATCAGGAGTTAAAGGACGATCATTGTAAATTTCCTCAAGATTTTCTTGCTGTTCTTTAATCTCTTCAACTACTTTATAAATTTCAGTAATATTAAGAGCCGTGTCTTTATATTTTTTATCTAAATCAAATAAATCTTTTTTTAACTCACTTTTTAACTCATTAATATTATCGTCATAATATTTTACTTCAGGAAGATTTGCAATCTCTTCTTTTAACCCTTCAAAATATCCTTTAAGATTTTTATCCGACTCATAACTCTTATTATCTAATTCACTTATTTGTTTTTCAATATTTTGTTTTGTTTCATTTAATTTACTTAATACACTCTTTTTTAACTTTCTATCATCATCTTTAAACTCATCATGATGTGACCAAATTTTAATTGCTGCTTCTTTGAGTTCTTTGTATATCTTATCTTTAGCCGTGTTTAATTCTTCAATTTCTACTCTTTTCTCAAAATCTTTAAGGTCTAAGTTTTCAGTTAATTCCTCAAGATCAGAATCAAACTTAGTTTTAAGATCTTTCATATGATCTTCTACCTTAACAAAATCATCATCAATTACACTAAAAGTTTTTCCAATCCATGAAAAATCAGGGACTTCATTAACCTCATTTACCCATTTGGGGAAGGTAGGAATATCAGATCTAACTTTATCAACTGCTTCACATATTGCTTCTATTTCTCCGTCATAATATTTTGGTTGAGGGAGATTTTTAATCTTCTCTTCAATACTATCCAATTGCTCATCATAATATTTTACTTGAGGGAGATTTTTAATCTCTTCTCTTACCAAATCAATTTGTTCACATATAGTTTCTACTTCAGTATCGTAATACTTTATTTCAGGAACTGTAGGAATACTTTCTCTTACTTCTTCTAAATGTTCTGAAAGTTCTTTGAGTTCATTATCATAATATTTAATTTCTGGTACATCAGGGATATCAGGAATACTTTCCCTAACATCATTTACCATTCTAACCAACTCCCCCCATTCGGGAGCTGGAATTACATCAACAGTTTCATATTCAGTTGGAACATAATCATCTTGCCAATTATCCGTTTTTACTTCTTCTTTTATTTCTTCTTCTTTCTCAACAAATGCTTCTACTGATGGTAGTTCTTGCTCAGTTATTAATTCTTCAACTGAAGGCAATTCATCAGAATTATCTTTATAGTCTTCTATAGACGGCAAATTTGCAATATTGTCTTCCGACATGTTATGAGTAATCTTAGTACTTTGGGATTTCTCTCCCTCAACTTATTTATCGTCTTCAGGAAGTCCAGTTTTTAGAAGTTTAGCTAGTTCTGCGGTGGATCCCACAAACAATGCATTATTAACAGTATTGGGGCCTTTTGATTGTTGCTCTTCATTCACATCTTTCAGTTTTTTCTGAAGATCCATTAACTTATCAGTGGCATCAGAAACACTCTTAATCAATTGACCTGCTACTTCATACGCTCTTGGCATGTCGCTCTCTTGAGCAAGTTCAAGAATTCCATCAATTGCTTCTTGTCCTTTTTCAATGATAGAATATAAATTGCCTCTTGTAATCCCTACAGTCTCAGTTTCCACTACTTCAGTCTCAGAAATGTTGAAAGCATCATCTAATTTTTTCATTGTTTTAGATCAAAGAACCATCAAATCCAAAGTCGTCACCAACTTCGATCATATCATTAGTTGTAGCAGTAATGAGATTTACTCCTGCACCACCCACATGCTCAGTTGGAGATGTACCATCCTGACCTCTCTTAACAAATAGTTGGTTATCAGTTTTCTTATCAACGTAGATAGACTCTTCATCAATAATAATATATGTATTCTCTGCGATACTAGCAGCACTTACCACATCAAATACATCTAATTCTGCACTGATATTTGAACTCAATGTTGTTACTACATTATCATCATAAGCCTTAGTAGCACGAGGAGTAACAGAGTAAGTAACATCTCTGGTTGGAGTCTTGGTATAACCACCACCAATATATCCAATCTTCGCAGATTTGATAAGATCTTTGGATGCTGCAGCATTTGATCCCACAGGGCCAAAGAGGTAAGTTTTTGCAGTAAATCTAAATGTATAAATTAATGATCTACGAGTTGTAAAGTCTCCCTCATAATCATCTTCCATTGTAATATTTTCAATCACCACAGGAACATCTCTTTTCTCACCAATAGTCTTAACTAGATCTACACTTAAACTATATGCAGGTTGAAAATATGGTACAATTTGCTCTACAATCTGTAGCATATCATCATTCAATTTAGTAAAGACTGCTAACTCAAAAGACATGTTATAAGGAACTGGCATATATGTCTTTCTAATTGATGCCCCACTTCCAGTAGTGGAAGATTTAAATGTCTGAGTGGTAGTTACTTTTCTAGATCCATCATACTGCAAACCAGTAAACTCAAACGACATTCTAGGTAATGTAATTGAAGTTGGTTTATTAAGTTCAGGGGATTGCTGTAATCTAGCTAAAAACTTCTGAGTAGGTCCATATGCAAGAGGAACCTTGATAACACTAGTAACGTTATCATCAGCATCATCATGTTTAATTTCTATTCCATTAAAAAGACTTCCGAAAGAAATAATCGTTCTTCTTAATATTTCGTGGTAATAATACTCAAACATCTTTCTAGACCTTGTATATTATATTTAGGGTGTTCCAAATGGATTAGACTCACTAAAGTCTAAAATACTATCTGCTTGTGTTTCAATCTCTAAATTATCAGGATATTGACTAATAGTATTATCATCTTGTGTCAATCTTAATTCAAATTGGGCATTGCTTTCACTACCTGTAAGAGTCTCTCCTACAATGAAATCACCAGTAGAATTAGATATTGCAAGAACTCCTGTAGATGCATTCCAAGTTCTCACAATAGCTGTTACACTGCTTGCAGAACCTGTGATGGTTTCAGTCTCAATGAAATTACCTGTACCACCAGTGTCAGCAGCACCTACAGTTATGGATGGTACTTCAATATACTTAGCACCAGCATTTGTTAGATAAATTGCTGTTACTACACCTGCGGAATTAATTAATGACAAACCAACAGCCGTGGTAACACCAGCAACTTCTGAATGATAATTCTTATCACCCTCAGTATTAGATATAGAAACCGTAGGAGGTTCGAGATATCCACCACCACCATAGATGATATTAATACCTGTCACAATACCACAATTCTGAATACCAAATTCAAACGTTGAGGTTGCTATACCAACATTGGTAGCAGCCTCGGACATAAAGATTGATGTTGCACCGATACTTGTTACATATGCATCTCCATCAATAAAGTTATAAGAGTCACTATATCCTACACCCAATCTAACTCTATCACCAATCAATATACCCGTGGTAGCAATACCAACAATAAATGTGGATCCAATACCTATCGTACCTTCAGCAAATATAGAATTATATCGCATGGTACTAATACCAGTTGCTCTAAACTCTTCATCTCCTCCAGTAGCAGCAGCAAAAGATACTGTAGGAGCATTACCTGCTTGATATCCAAATCCACTATTACCGATAGAAACACCAGTTACGGTTCCTGCAGCAGATACAACTGCGGTTCCTGTTGCTCTTACTTGTGCAGTTGCTCCTGAGAATGTAAGTGTAGGTGCAAGAGTATATCCAGCACCAACTGTAGCACTGGTTCCTACTGCCCAAGCATCCGAAGGATTAAAGGAAACAGCAGTAACAATACCAGTAACAGAATGAATAGTAACAATACCAACACCAGATGTTCCACCTGCAGGAGCTGCAGTAATTGAAAGAGTTGGTGCAGTAGTATATGCCCTACCTGTAGTGCTAAATGCTATGGAACTAGCATTGATTACGGAACCTGCTAAACCAACGGTTGCAGCAGCACCTGAAGCGGTTGGAGCAGAGAATGTGACAGTAGGAGCACTATCATAGAATTTACCACCACTAGTCATTGTAACGGTTAATACTGTTCCTCCAGAAACGGCATAATCATCTAGAGTAGCAGTTGCAGTTGCTGTAGCATTGGATCCTGTCGGTAGTCCAAAAGTAACTGTTGGTGGGAATCCTGGTTTATAGAATCTACCACCAGTAGTTCCACCAGGGAACATAAATTTAGCATCTCCATCACTAATAGGAGCAGATGTAATACTTACTCCTGTACCTGACATTGGACTATAAAGAACTGCAGTAGCAGCTGCACCAACATGTTTTGGAGTTCCAAATGTAACAGTTGGAGGAGTTGAATATCCTGAACCACCTGTAGAGATAGTAACAATACCCACCGAACCTGTAGAGGCAATTCCCACTGTTGCAGCAGCACCTACCGCATCAGTTCCCCCACCAAAGAATAGAATACCAGGAGCATCGGTATATTCATAACCATAGCCTGGATTTATAATCTGCACTCCTTGTACTTTAGATCCTATTTCTGTTCCATCACAATTAACTAAACCATCAAGAAGAGTGGCAATACCTACAGCAGTAAATCCTCCAGAAGGAGCAGATGTAATTGCTACCCTTGGACTGGAGGTATATCTCTCACCTCTATTTGTAACCTCAATAGTCTGAACTGCACCATTGTCTATTCTTGTTGCAGCACTTGCATCTGAACCTGTTGTAATAACAGTTAGAGTCATTAAGTTGAAATCTACATCAAATGTATCATCAATCTCTTCAATACCAGTATCCAATATTTCGTCTTCTGGTCTGAATAGTTCACAACT